GGACTTGTAGCTAACACCTGGGCGGGGGTTAGCCCCAAGAATGCCGTTTGCCCTACCGTACACCAACATAGACTTTGGGTGGTAGAGAAGAACTCGGCCAACGGCTGGTTCTTACCCACCAATGCGATTTACGGCACGTTCAAGAAGTATGACTTTGGTCCGCTGTTCTCTCGTGGGGGCTTTCTCCAGTTCCTCTCCACCTGGACACTAGACGACGGATCGGGTGCGACGGACCACCTCATAGCTGTTTCCTCCCGGGGCGAGGCCGTGGTGTACGAGGGTATCGACCCTGCGGACGACCTTAAGTGGTCTTTAACTGGCGTCTACTACATTGGTGCCCCCGTATCGGGGCGGCGGGCGTTCTGTAAGGCGGGGGGCGATCAGTTCATCCTTACCCAGCAGGGTATCGTGTCCATGAGTTCGGTTCTCATGTCCACTAAGGTCACCGAGAAGGCTCGGTCAATTCAGACCGATAACATACAGTTTCTCATATCTGAGCTGGTCTCGACCTACGCTCAGACCTTTGGGTGGGACCTCAAGTACTACCCAAAGGATAACATGCTTATCCTTAACATACCGTCAGTCACGATCAACGGAAACATACAGCTAGCCGCTAACCAGATCACCGGATCGTGGACCCAGTTCACCGGTATGGACGCCTCCTGTTGGTCGTTCTTCGGCTCTACCCCCATATTTGGTAGCCACGATGGTAAGGTCTATCAAGCTTGGACGGGTAACTCCGACAAGGTAGCGGTGGACGGCTCGGGCGGCGAACCTATCCTGAGCGTAGTCCAGCAGGCTTACAGTTATATGGGGTCGCCAGCCACTCAGAAGCAGGTGGGAATGTATCGGCCTACTTTTGTAGTGAGCGACCCCGCCGCTTTCAAGTCCAAGATCAAGTATGACTTCGCAGGTGAGCTGATTACCGCCCCCGGCCCGCTACCTCCTGCTACCAACTCCCTATGGGGGGTGGGGAACTGGAACGAGTCTACATGGGGTGGCGGGGATACGATTCAAAAGCAATGGGTACAAGCGGAAGGTATGGGAACGGCCGCTTCTCTGATCATGGTAATGAGGACAGAGGGCGAAGTCCTATGGGTGTCTACGGACTACTCGGTGCTACCGGGAGGGGGATTGCTATGAACGAGCAGTCTCAAAAGGTCAAGTACCTAGTAAACAACAACGAGGCCGCCCACAGCCTCATAATGAACCTGTGGCAGTTTGTAGTCGTATGGGATGACTCGGTAGACCGGGACAAGACCCTGTCCTCGGGGGAGATCAACGCCGCTATGCTCTGGGCGTTCCTGGGTATATCGGACAATACCTTTTACGACAAGCATCAAGAGATACTCAAGCCTGCCTTCTACAAGATGATAGCTATGTGGATGGTAGCCAACGAGTTTGAGAAGTCGGGGGACCGCTCCAAGGTGGAGCAGGCCTACTACATGAGGTGCTCCCCCTACGATGTCTTCAGCCTGATCGTACTCCTAGCGAGTGGGTTCGCTAAGCTGCTAGAGTCGGAAGCGTACTTCAGGAGCCTAGCCCCTGAGGATTCCTTAGCCAAGTATATGCGCGAGCATTTAGGAGAACAATATGGGCTGGCTTAGTAGTGCTCCTGCTCCCCCAGCGCCTGACTACACGGCGCTAGCGGAGAAGACAGCCGCGTCTCAAGCTGAGGCGGCGGCTAAGCAAACCCAGGCGAATCGTCCGAATCAGGTAGACATCTATGGCAATACGTCTACCTGGACCCAGGACCCGGCCAGCGGGACCTGGACTCAAAAGCAGGCCCTGTCCCCTGAGCAGCAACAGCAACTAGACGCCCAGGAGGCTTTACGGAGCAGGGCTACAAGCAACGCTACCGACGCGCTGGGTCAACCCCTGAATACTGAAGGGTTGCGGGACTACAGCGACTACGATACAAGCGCCCTTCAAGGCGTGGATGCCGAGAAACTGCGCAGCAGCGCCGGTCTATTCAGTCTGGACCCGGTAGGCAACTCTCAGGCTATTCAGGATGCCACCTACGGACTCCTCAGGCCCCAGCGAGAGCAGGCTACCAACTCTGAGCTTCAACGCCTCGCTAGCCAGGGCCTCACCGAGGACTCCCCAGCTTGGCAGGCGGCTATGCTCCGTCAGGGGCAGGCGGATACCGACGCTCAGCTCAAGTCCCTCCTGGCCGGTCAGCAGGAGTATGGTAAGTCTTTCGAGCGGGCCAGCGGTCAGAACAAGCAGAACTTCGAGCAGATGACCGAGGCCGAGAAGTTTGCCCAGGGTCTGAGAGGTCAGCAGTTCAATGAGCAAACCCAACAAATCGGTATGGATGCAGCTACTCGGGAGCAGCAACTAAACGAACGGATGACGCTCCGTAACCAGCCTATGAGCGAGCTTCAGCAGATTCTGGCTATGCAACAATATAGCAATCCCTCCTTCGGCAATTTCGCTAGCGCCACCGGGGAGCAAGGCACGGATTACCTCGGGGCGGCTCAGTCGGGGTATGACGCAGCTATAGGGAACACCAACGCGAAGAACGCTAGCAAGGCGGGGACGACCTCGGGCATCGTGGGTCTAGCTATGGCGGGGGCGACGGCATACTAATGGAAGTCCTACAATTCTCCGGCGGCTTGGATTCCCTCGCCTGTCTTGAGCTTCTCAAGGACAAGCCGGGGTTGATCGTGCTTACCGCCTCCACCGATGGGGCCTACCCGGAGCGCGACGAGTACCTCAAGATGGTAGCGTCATACTACCCCGGCCTGATCTTCAAGGAGTGCTACGCGGATCGGCACCTGGAGCGGTTCGGTCAGCCTGTCGATGTGGTTCCCATCAAGTTCACGACTATCGGCCATATCGTTCAACTGTCCCCCGTTAAGTACCAGCCCCATTTCGAGTGCTGTAACCGTAGCCTATGGCTCCCTATGATGCAGGCGACAGCGGCGCTGGGGGCTACCGTAGTCTACAAGGGTCAGAGGTCGGAGGATTCCTTCAAGGCTCCGATACAGGACGGTCACTTTGAGGACGGTATCCTGTACCGTATGCCTATACAAGATTGGTCTAGGGAGCGGGTGCGCGACTTCGTCAAGGCCCGGTGCCCCGAGCTTATCCCCCCATACTACGAGAAGGAAAAGACATCGCGGGATTGCTGGGATTGTACCGCCTATCTACACGAGAACCTAGACCGTATCCGCAACCTCCCCCGGGATCGGTACCTCCACGTAGCGGACATCCTAGATGAGTGGCGGCGGGACATTAACGACGAAACAAGGTGGTAATATGGGCTTTTTTGACGCTCCTGTCGACCCCAACGACACCTATGGTGTAAACACCGCCGCCCGTCAACGTAAGGTGGCCGAGTCCCTACGCAAAATGACGGGGAATATGCCTCAGGGTCAGATGGTCGGTAAGCACTATGTGGCCCCCTCGTGGACTCAGTACCTGGCCCCCTTGGCCGGTAGCGTCGGCGGGGCCTTCGCGGACACGGCGGCGGATAAGTCTGAGGCCGCGTCCAAAGCGTCCATCGCGGACGCTACTAACAAGTGGATAGCCGCCACCCCAGCGACTCAGCCCGCTCAGGTAATGCCGGGCGAGACCAAGGAAGGACTGTACGGCCCCGAGACATTCGCCCCTCACGAGCTCACGCCTGAGGTACCCGTTACGGGCCCCCAGGTGCTTAAGCATGCCCTGGAGGGTCGGCGTATCCCCGGCAACGAGGAGAATGCGAAGATGTACCAGACCGGAGCTATGGCCGATCTGAGCCGCGAGGACAATCAAAGAGAGGCTTTGCGCAAGCAACTGCTCGATCAGCAGCTCAAGCGGGAGACCACGGAGAAGGAACTAGTGGCCAAGCGGGAGGCCCTTGAGAAGGAGTTGGCCGGTAAGGCGGCCACCGACGCCTCCCGAGCTGAGACCGCTAGGATGATCGACGCTACCAATCGCTTGATCGCGGCGGGTCAGCGGGAGGGGGCTATGGAGCGGGCCCAGCTGCGGGCTCAGACGGCGAACGACAAGCCGGTTAACCCCACGGTTGTAGACAAGCTCAACAAGGGCTATGAGAAGCTCTCTACCATACAACAATTGGCTGGAGAGTACCAACCTGAGTTCTCCGGTGTAAAGGGCGCGGCGGCTGATTGGGCCGGCAAGCTCCCTCTGGTGAATACACGGTCGAACGAGTGGTGGAAGAACTACAAGCGTGAGTCGGCCCTGATCGAGCGGCACGGCCTGTTCGGCTCGGCCCTGACCCCCGCTGAGTTGGCTTCGTGGAAAGAGGCGGACATCTCATCCGATATGGACTCTACCAAGGTAGCCGACAACCTTCAGCGTAGGCAGATGATCATGCGGAAGCACTTCAAGGATCAGGAAGGTGCTTACGAGAGGGGCGGACACAAGGTAGCGGGTATGTTCGATCTAGGGCCCGAACCTACCCCCGTTGCTGGTTCTACCGCCGCTGCGGCTGCGGCTACCCCCCCGGCCCCTACAGCCATCCCGGCGGGGACCAAGAAGATGATCGGGAACAAGCAATACGTCAACAATGGGGGCGGACCTAACGACTGGCACGTAGTACCATGACTAAAGTAACCGACCCCAACTTACTAGCTCAGCTTAACGGCGGCGGGGGCGGTACGCAAGTGACCGACCAGGCCTTGCTAGCTCAGTTGAACGGGACCCCCGCTGCTCCCTCCCTGGGCCCGGCTAAGCCCAAGGGCCTTAGCGCGGAGGGTCAAGCCTACCGCGTTGAGGGGGCCCAGGGGGCTCCCGGTATGGGTGAAGAGTTCCTCGGTGGGTTGAAGAGTTCCTTCGACCAAGCGGCTATGGGCCTAAAGAGTGCCCTACCCGAGTCCGTACAGCGGGCGGGCGACTGGGTTGACGAAAAGGTTACGGGCAAGAAGGTGATGACCCCCGAGCTAATCGAGCAGGGCAAGGAATTTGAGAAGGGCACCGGCGCAGCCTCTACGGTAGGCAAGTTTGCCGGGGAGCTGGGTATGGGGGCGGCGGCTACTGGTGGCCTCGGGACTATCGGGGCCGGTGTCAGAGGGCTCCCCCTAGCGATTGAGGCGGCGGGGAACGCGGGTTGGAGCGCACTTACTAGCCCTGACGATAGGACGGGTGCGGCTATCGGCGGAGGGGCGGGTACAGTGGGAGGTAATCTACTGGCGAAAACGCTCGGGGGCGCTGCGAAGCTAACTAACAAGGCCGTTAAGTATGTTCTCCCAGAGGTTCTACCTACGGAGGGCGCAGCGGCCATTAGAGCAAGTCGGGGCCTGGAAAGGACTTGGGGTAAGCCAGAATTTGAGCGGGTTACCCAAGAGTTAGAGAAGCAGGGTCCTCATAGGCTCCCCCAAACAGTAGCGTCGGCGGCGGATAGCGCGGCGGCGGGTGCGTCCGAGGGCGCGGCCCGTAGGCTTCATCCGAGCGTGTTCGAGGCTAAGGATGCGGCTACGAAGTCCTCGGCCTGGGAGCAGCTTAAGCGAGCCACCCCGGAGGCTACGGGGGCCAAGACTACCGCTCAGGGGGCTACCCCTATCTACAATGAGGGTCAGGAACTACTGGACCGGATTCCCTTCAGCCAGAAGAACCGGGCTGACTTGTCTACTAACATAGCTGCCCTGAAGAACAGCAATGAGGTCATAGCTAATCCGGGACTGATCCCCGAACTTGACCGAATCCTTGCGGCGGCAAATAACGACAAGGCCACTCTAGGGGTCCTCCCTGAGCTCTACACTTCCTTGGACAAAGCGGCTGCGGGCTCTCCCGCGATTCGTGAGGCCAAGAAGTTAATCAAGGACCTAGCCGACGAGCGGAGCAAGGGCCAGTTCACCAACACCCTGGAGGGATACGGGGGCGCCAAGGATCAGGTCAAGGCCTCTCAGGCGGCTGACCGGATACGGGGCAAGTTTATGGGTGAAGGGGATATACCCCTCACTAAGAATGCTAAGGGTGGCGTACCCGAGGTTACGGACCAATCCTTGCGTCAAGCCCTAGGTAGGGAAACCGCCAAGGAGGCGAAGGGTCAAGGGAAGTACCTGGACCCGGCTAGGATCAAGGATATGGAAGCTCAGGCCGAGGCCCTACGCAGGCATGAGCTCTACAAGACCTCCCCGGGGTCGGGCGGGCTGGATGAGGGCTTCGATACCGCCAGGGCCGTTCTCAATACGGGCCCGCTACGGAACGTGTCAGGGTTCCTTACTAGCCCATATCTCACTCACCTGAGCGACGCTACCAAGAAAGAGGCGGCCAAGGCCCTAGAGGACCCGGAGCTATTCATGAAGAGCGTAGCTCAGCGTAAAGCCGCAGGTAAATCCATAGCGGAATGGGAGAGGAAGACAGAACAGGCTATCAGGGCTAGTACGATCCTAGGGGGTAGAATCGGAACCAATATTGGAGAGAAATAATGCCACGTGACGCCTCCGGTAATTACACTCTCCCCCTAGGCAATCCGGTACAGGGAGGCACAGTTATTGACGTTAACTGGGCTAACCCGACGATGGCGGACGTAGCTACCCAGCTCAACAACGTCTTCACCCGGGATGGTCTACTGGGGCCCCTGGCCCCCTTCAGGCTGGTAGACGGCGCGGCTGCGGCCCCCGGTATGACGTTCAACTCAGAGTTGAACATGGGCGTGTTCAGGGAGAACGCCGGCACCTTGGGGATCACGGTCGGAGGCAATGTAGTCGGTAGGTTCCAGGACTCGGGTTTCTCCACCCCTGAGGGGCTGTCGGTAGGTAAGAACCTCACCGTAGCTGGCGACTCGACCACTACGGGTAACTCGACCACTACGGGTAACTCAACAGTGACGGGCGGGCTAGCGGTGGCCGGAGGCATCACTAATGCGGGACTCCCCATAGCGACCGTCCCTACAGGTACTATCCTTGACTTCGCGGGCCCCAACGCCCCCGCAGGCTACTTGCTCTGCGACGGTGCAGCCATATCCCGTACCACTTACGCGGCCCTGTTCGCGGCTATCGGCGGCTACTGGGGCGCAGGTAACGGAGTCAATACCTTCAATGTACCGGACCTCCGTAGGCAGGTCACGGTAGGCTCGGGTGGAACTCAGGTAACTGCTGGCCTCGGTCCGGCCACCGGAGTAGGTAACAGGGGCGGAGTGGAGGTCAATACTCTCCAGGTTACCCATCTACCCTCTCACTACCATACGGTACCGGACCCGTCCCACTATCACACCGTCAACGACGGCACTCACGCCCACGGCTATACCGACCCCAGCCATACCCACAGGTACCAAGCCGGTAACCATGTCCCCGTATGGCAAGGATACAATCTCGGATATGGCCAGTATGGCGGTGGTACCGTGGACGACGCGGCCTATATCCACAATTCCGAGATAGCCTACTCCGGTATTGCTATCTCTCTCAACTACTCTAACATAGCGGTGAACTATGCTTACTCAGGAATCAATAGTACCGGCTACACCGGTAGCGGCACCTCCTTCACTAACTATCCTCCAGCAGCAACAGTCCTCAAAATCATTAAATACTAAGTTGGTACTCGAACTTGAAGACAATGAGATGGACTATCTATTCAGGGTGTTAGCGGCTCGGCCCTGGGGCGAGGTCCATCCGCTGATAAGTAAGATTCAGCAACAGTTACAGGAGCAAGATAATGCCAGGCATCAATCCGATGGCTCTTCAGGAGCTAGTCCAGAGGGCAGCCCAGGGGGACCCGGGGGCCTCCCAGACACTTCAGCAGCTGGGATACAGCCCTGACGGGCAACCGATGCCGCCCCCGGGCGGCATGGCGCCCCCTGGCGGTATGCCTCCTGGAGGCGGGGGCCCTCCTGGTATGGGCGGGGGCCCTCCGATGGGCCCAGGCGGTCCCCCTCCCGGCGGTGGTGGAATGCCGCCCCCAGGTGGTGGAGGTATGCCCCCTCCCGGGGGCGGTGGTGGGGGTCCTCCCATGGACCCCCGAATGATGCAAGCAGCACAAATGTCCCAAGGGCTTAGGAGATAAACATGTCCAAATCGCTAATCGCTCTCATGATCGCGGCCGCAGCCGTAGCCGGATGCGCGGCACGCCTTAACTTGCCGGGTCCGAACGACCTGGAGATCAACATCCCGGCGGTCACCATCGAGAGCCGCCCTGAGTACCAGAACCGCATCCATCTGCGTCGGCATTGGGTCGAACGTGGAACGCGGTATTGTGAGTACAACAACGGTACGGTTCACAAGCGGCACTACCGCTATGACTGCCCCTACACCTACTAGGATACACCCATGAGATACCTGATCCTGATCCTCTTTGCCTTCTTCACTACGCTGGCTAGCGCCCAGCCGGGGCCTCGGCCTAACCTGCCCGGACCCGACCGGGACCGCTGGGACCAACAATGGCGACCCCATCCGGGTCACGTTCGTCATCCGCGCAACTGCCGCGAGTGGCGCCGAGAGGTCCGCCATCATCCTCGCCTTCGCCTGCCCTACTATTGTAGGTATGACGAGCGTCGTGATGTCCCTGTCGGCCCGCCCCGGCCAGGACCACGGTAATGCCTAAGGCCCTACACGACAAGCTGGAGAAAGCAGCTAATGCGCAGGGCCTGAAAGGCGACCGCAAGGACGCCTTTGTCTACGGGACTATGCGCAAGACCGGCTGGGAGCCCGAGCAGGAACAGAAACGGAAGTCCAAGGCTACCGTGAGAGCCCTACGGAACAGGTGACTATATGTCCGAACAGAGCGCCCGGAGCGACCATTCCGACGAGATAATCCTCCCCATCATCGCGTTGGAGGCGGGTTACAATGGCGCGGTCATCAATATCACCAAGGACCTCAACCTGTACGTTCGTCAGGGCGGCTCCGATGTCAATGATGGGTACTACAATACCGATCAGCACGCATTCTCTACAGGTACCCGGGCCTACAATGAAGCGGCCCGGTACGTGCCGAGTAATGGGGCCCAGGTCATTATCAATTTCGCTGAGGGGACGTTTCCCCCCATGCAAGCGGTAGGGTCCACTCCTGGATCCACTCCAGTCATTGTGAGAGGTAAGGGGGCCAACCTTACCTCTATCATCAAGAATCCTACCACGGTACCCGGTAACGCAGCCATATACGCTGACGGGGCCTATTTACAAGTAGAACAACTCAGGGTCGGAGGCAACGCGCTGGGTAACGGGCTAGTGTCCACTAACGGGGGCGTTATTACCGTGGGGGCCGGGGTAGACTTCGGGGCGGTTCAGCCTAGCGGCGGCTCCCATATGTTCGCCTCGTCGGGGGGCAAGATATACAACTACCTCCCCTACAGTATTAGCGGAGGGGCCAAGAACCATATGTCGGTATGGGGTGCCGGATCGTCTATCGAGGGTGGTCAGTCCGTAGTTACGATCCCGTCAGCCATAGCCTTTACTGGAGCGTTTGCCGACGCAGGCGCTGAAGGCTATATCTACAACTACGGTACCAACTACACCGGCTATGCTAACGTCACCGGCAAGAAGTTCTATGCGTACCAGTTCGGCTACATCAACACCGAGAACAGCGGCGTCAACTACTTCCCCGGCGACATAGCGGGCACTTACGATACGGGCGGGGCATACGACACACTAGGTGGAGCCAACGCGGGCCCTCCGGGCGTGGCGGGTCCTATGGGGCCCAAGTCGCTATCACTACAACTTCCCGTAACCGGGGACGAAGTGGGTATGTTCTTCGCTAAGGCGGCGCTGACCATTACTCAGATCAACGTAGTGGTGCGGGGGACTACCCCTGGGGTGACCTGGTCCCTACGCTACGCCACTTCCCGCGCTGCGGTTGGTACCCCGGTGATCACGGCTGATACGGTCACGTCCTCTACCGCTAACAACACTATCACCACCTTCAACAACCCCAATATCCCGGTGAATAACTGGGTTTGGCTCAAGGTAAACGGCACCTCTGGTGTAGTCCTTGAGTTTGACATGAGCCTTCAGTTTTAACCAAGGAGATTAACATGACACTCGCATATAGCGTAGGCGTGAATAGCGCCCGGCTGGACGCCATCGAATCCAACATCGGAGTATCCGCCAAGTTGCGGGTATATAGCGGATCGGCCCCTGCGGTCGGCGCGGCGGCTACCGGCACGCTACTGGTGGAAATGACCCTGCCCGCAGACTGGATGGCGGCGGCGGGCGGCGCGGCCCCGGCTACCGCCAAGGCCAAGCTGGGGACCTGGACAGGCACGGCGGTCGCGGCGGGTACGGTGGGCTACTTCCGTATCGTCCCATCCGCTGCTGCGGCCGGGGCCGCAGGTGAGGTCCAGGGTACCTGCGCGGCCTCGGGCGCTGATATGAACTTCGACAACGCGGTGATCGCGGTGTCGCAGGTCGTTACGGTTAACACCTTCACGCTGACCGCCGGCAACCAAGTCGCGTAACGGGGCCATGTGGCCACTACCCTCTGGCTCATAGGGCAAGGCGGTGAACTGTTCCCTGAGCAGGGGGAGCAGGCTACCAACCTGCCCAAGGCTACCAACAACGTTGCTTCCGGTAGCAGCGCTGAGGGTCGTCTTAGCCTGTTCCTTAATGGTAGTGCTAACAAAGAAGACAGGTCTGTCGACCTTACAGCCACTACCGCGCTACAGTCCACGTTCTTTGGTAGGTTCACTAGTCGGGAACTAGCTGCCCAGACGATCCCCGCTCAGACGTGGACTGCTGCCTTCTTCATGGGGGAGGAAGCAAGCACCGCTAACCAGTACTTGTGGCCTGTTTTGTACG